CATGTCGAGCAGTCAGATCGGCAAGTCCGAGTCACTGTTGAACATGGTCGGCTATCACATCGACCACGACCCGGCGCCGATCATGGTGGTGATGCCGACCGAACGGGATGCAGAAACCTGGTCGAAGGATCGTTTCTCACCGATGGCACGTGATACGCCCTGCCTTCAGGGTAAGATCGCTGATCCGCGTTCGCGGGACGGCAACAACAAGATCCTGCACAAGCGGTTTCCGGGCGGGCATCTGACCATTGTGGGTGCCAACGCGCCGTCGGGGCTTGCGAGCCGTCCGATCCGCTTGCTGCTTTGCGATGAGGTTGACCGCTATCCATTCAGCGCGGGGGCCGAGGGCGACCCGGTCAACCTCGCGAAGAAGCGGACGGTGACGTTCTGGAACCGCAAGATCGTGCTGGTCTCGACGCCGACGAACAAGGGCGCGAGCCGGATCGAGGCGGCGTTTGAGGAAAGTGACCAGCGCCGATATTGGGTGCCGTGCCCGGCCTGCGGCGCAGAACAACTCCTGACCTGGGGGCAGGTCAAATGGGACAAGGATGAAGCTGGCGGCCATCGTCCAGAAACTGCGCGCTACCACTGCGCCGAATGTGATGCTCTCTGGAAGGATGAGACCCGCTGGGCGGCCATCTCCAAGGGCCGCTGGATCGCTGATGCGCCGTTCAACGGGACGGCGGGCTTCCATCTGAACGAGATCTATTCGCCCTGGGTGCGGCTCGAGGCCATGGCCAAGGCGTTTCTATCAGCGCGCGCCGGTGGGGACGAGACGATGAAGACCTTCATCAACACGTCGCTTGGCGAGACCTGGATGGAAAGCGGCGAGGCGCCGGATTGGCAGCGGTTGCAGGGGCTGAAGGAAGATTGGCGCGCGGGCACGGTGCCGGTGGGCGGATTGTTCCTGACCGCTGGGGCCGACGTGCAGAAGGACCGGATCGAGGTTGACGTTTGGGCTTGGGGCAAGGGCCTGCAAAGCTGGCTGATCGACCACATCGTCATCGACGGCGGCCCGGGCGATCCCGCCTGCTGGCAGAAACTGACTGACCTACTTGGCAGGACTTGGGTTCACGCCAGCAGCACGCCGATGACCATCGCGCGGCTGGCGATCGACACGGGCTATGAAACGGCAGCCGTTTACGCGTGGGCGCGTCAGGTGGGCTTTGGACAGGTAGCACCTGTTAAGGGCGTGGAAGGGTTCAATCGGGCAAGCCCTGTGACGGGGCCAACATTTGTCGATGCGACGATCGCGGGCAAACGTCTTCGCCGCGGTGCAAGGCTTTGGACCATCGCCACTTCGACGTTCAAGGCCGAGACCTATCGCTTCCTGCGGCTGGATCCGCCGGATGAGGCGGGACCGTCGCCCCAGTGGGGCGGCGTAAGCCCGCCGAAACCTAGCCCGGTGGGTGGGGAGAGGTTTTCTCCCGGCTTTCTCCATCTGCCGGGCTGGGTCGACGCTGAATGGCTGAAACAGCTCACAGCCGAGCAGCTGGTCACGGTCAAGAACAAGCGCGGCTTTGCCAAGCTCGAATGGCAAAAGCTGCGGGAACGCAACGAGGCACTCGACTGCCGTGTTTATGCCCGCGCTGCCGCCTGGATCCTCGGCGCAGACCGCTGGTCAGATGCGAGGTGGGAAGAACTCGCGGCGCAGTTTGCGGTCGCGGATGGCAGCGGCACGGCCTCTGCTACAGGTCCTCAATCTGTACGCAAGGCACAGGTGCGCCGCGTTGCGCGGTCAACATACATGGGATGAGTTTGGGCATGGCGGATCTAACGACACTGAAACTCCGCCGAGAGACCCTGACTTCGCAGCGCGCCTCGGGCGTCGCCCGCGTCAGCTATGACGGTAAGACGGTCGACTACCGGTCTTTGGTCGAGATCGACCGGGCCATTGAGGCTTTGGACCGTGAGATTGTGATGGCCGAAGGGCGGCGGATCGTGCGGCAGGTCCGCGTGACGACTGCCAAGGGGCTCTGACACAAATGGGGATGTTCGACTTGTTCCGCCGCCCCAAGCCGGGCGGTCCTGAAGCCATGCGCGCGCGGCTTGAAGGCGCGATGGCGAAGCGGCGCTTGCGGGGCTGGAACCCACCTCTCGAGAACATCAACGCGCTCGTGGCTTCGGGCGGACCCAAACTGCTGGCACGCTCGCGCGAACTGGTGGTCACCAACGGCTATGCGTCGAACGCCTGCGAGGCCTTTGCGGCCAACCTTGTTGGGGACGGTATCAAGCCGTCCTCGCTCATCACGGATGCGGTGCTGCGTGACCAGGTCCAGAAGCTCTGGCTCGCCTGGACGGATGAGGCGGACGCCGATGGTCTGACCGATTTCTACGGGCTGCAAGCCATGGTCGCACGCGAGATGTTCGTGGCGGGCGAATGCTTTGTGCGCCTTCGGCCCAGACGGGCGGAGGACGGGCTCCTGGTCCCGCTCCAATTGCAGCTTCTCCAATCCGAGATGCTGCCCTTTGAGAAAACGGAGACGGGCCCGAATGGCAATCGCATTCGCTGCGGGATCGAGTTCGACCTTATTGGACGACGCGTGGCCTATCACTTCCGCCGCCGCCATCCAGGCGACAGCACGGATCAGCGGGTGGCGGTGCCAGATACCGTCCGCGTTCCTGCCGAAGAGGTGCTGCACATCTATCGGCCGATTGATGCAGGCCAAATCCGCGGCCTGCCGCATGTGGCTCCCGCCCTGGTGCGGCTGTTCCTCTTAGACCAGTACGACGATGCGGAACTCGACCGCAAAAAGACGGCCGCGATGTTCGCGGGTTTCATTATCAAGACGGCCCCCGAAGATCCGATGATGGGTGAAGGGGCAGCGGATCTCGACGGGGCCGCCATCGCGAGCTTAGAGCCTGGCACCATGCAGGTCCTTCTGCCTGGGGAAGACGTGAAGTTCTCAAGTCCCGCCGATGTCGGCGGCGGCTATGAGGCGTTCCAGTACAGAACACTCTTAGCGGTCTCGGCCTCGCTGGGTCTGCCCTATCATCTCGTCACGGGCGATGTCCGGCAGGCGAACTACTCGTCCTTGCGTGCCGAACTGGTCGAGTTCCGCCGCCGCATTGGCCAGTTGCAGCATGGTGTCATGGCGCATCAGCTATGCCGTCCCGTTTGGCGGCGCTGGCTGGAGACGGCTGTGCTGTCGGGCGCGCTCGATGCAGACCCCGCTGACGCGCGCGCGGTGCAATGGATCCCGCCAAGGTGGGACTGGGTTGATCCGCTCAAAGACATCCAAGCGCAGGTTCTTGCGATGGGAGCGGGCATTACCTCGCGGCGCAAGGTGGTCGAGGCCACAGGCTATGACATCGAAGAGGTCGACCGTGAAAACGCCGCCGACGCCGCACGGGTCAGAGAGATGGGGCTCAGTTACAAAACGAGCCCCGGCGAAACCCAAGGCGCTCGCGCCACTCCACAGGCTGAGCCTGACCCCAATGCATATGTCGGACCGTCCGACATCTCCCCCGGCTGAGATCCCAAAGGAATAACCTCATGAAATCCTGGTACACGATCCGTGCTCGTTCTTCGGGCACGGAAGTGCTGATCTATGACGAAATTGGCGCTTATGGCGTCACAGCGAAGGGCTTTCTGGCGGAGTTGGGTGCACTGCCCGATGATGCGGCCATTGATTTGCGCCTAAACAGCCCCGGTGGCTCGGTCTTTGATGCGGTGGCGATCTACAATGCGCTGAGACGCCATCCGGGCGAGGTCACTGTTTGGATTGACGGCATTGCCGCCTCGGCCGCGAGCTACATCGCCATGGCGGGCGACACGATCGTCATGCCAGAAAACGCCTTCCTGATGATCCATGATCCTTCAGGACTTGTGATGGGCACGGCCGAGGATATGCGGTCCACCGCCGAGGCGCTCGATAAAGTCAAGGTCAGCTTGATACAGGGCTATGCGACCAAGTCCGGGAAGCCCGATGACGAAATCGCCGCCCTGATGGCGGCCGAGACTTGGCTTGATGCAACGGAGGCTTTGGATCTTGCCCTGATTGACCGGATCGCAGAGCCCGTGAAGCTCGCAGCTTCCTTTGATGTGGCACGCTTCCGCAATGCGCCGCCGGAATTGGTCGAGGCGGCAGGTGAACCCGATGAACCTGCAGCCCCCGAGCCCCAGCCCGAGGGTGTTGCAGACGCCAACACCCAAGCGGACCATGACCCCCCAGCTGCGGAATTGCCAATCATGGCAGCAAGTGAGCCCACAATGGCTGATGCTACTGCCGTCCGCGCCGAGGCGATGGCCCATGCCCGCGCGGTCATCGACCTTTGCCGCCTTGCAGGCCAGCCGCAGATGGTGGGCCGCTTTCTTGAGGAGGACGCGAGCCTTGATACGGTCCGCGTCCGCCTTCTCGCGGCCAAGGCGGACGCGACCCCCGAGATCACCCTGAGCGCCCACGCACAGCCTGGACGCCCAGCCTCCCTCCATCCCTGGGGCGAGGTCATCGCCCGCACCTTTAAGACGAAAGGATAAGCCTCCATGACCATGCTCACTGAAGGCCAACACGCAGGCGGCTTTCTCGTCTGGGAAGTGCTCCGCGACTTCACCCGAGAAACCGTCACCATTGCCTCCGGCGCTGGATCGCTCGAGCCCGGCTCCGTGCTTGGCAAGATCACCACGGGCGGCAAATTCACCCGCCTTGCACCGGCCGCGACCAACGGCAGCCAAACCCCCGCTGCCATTCTCTGGGCCGCGGTCGACGCAAGTGCGGCTGACGCCCTTGGCGTTGTGATCCTGCGTGGGCCCGCGCTCGTCAACCGACATGAACTTGTGTGGCCCGAGGGGGCTACGGAGGTCCAGATCACGGCAGCCACCACGGCACTGGCGGCGCTCGGCATCGTCCTGCGCTGAGCGTTGGGTCGGGCCTAAAGACACTCACATCAAGGAGGTTGGCATATGGCCACCATGGATATCTTTGAAGGCGATGCCTTCTCCGTCATTGAGCTCACACGTGCCTTGGAGAATATTCCCTTCAAGCCTGCGACCTTGTCCGGCTCGGGTCTCTTCGGTGAGCGCGGGGTGCGCACGCGCACTGTTGTTATCGAAAGCCGGGATGGGACCTTGTCACTGATCCCGTTCTCTGAGCGCGGATCATCCTATGACCAGCAATCCCCAGAAAGCCGTCAGGTCCGTGCCTTTGTGTGCCGGCAGTTCAAAAAGCAGGATGTGCTGTGGGCCTCAGAAATCCAGGGCATTCGTGAGTTCGGCTCAGAAAGCGTCACGCAGCAGGCGCAGGCCGAAGTTGCGCGCCGGATGCGGCGCCTGAGAGCGGATGCCGAAGCGACTTTTGAGTATCATTTGCTGAATGGGCTTCAGGGTTTGGTGAAGGATCCTCGTGATGGCTCAGTGGTGATCAACTTCGCTACGGAGTTTGGCATCACGCCGGCTGCAGAGATCGATTTTGATCTTGATAACCAGTCGCCGGCATCTGGGGCGCTCAGGAAGCGCTGCCAGGCTTTGATCGAAAGCGTTGAGGAGAGCCTCGGCGGGCTTGCGGTGGGGCCTGTGCAGTTGCGCGCGGAATGTGGTTCGGCCTTCTTTGCCGACCTGGTCGCCCATAAGGAGATCCGGGAGACCTATCTCAACACGGCAGCCGCCAATGAGTTGCGGGGCAGGGCGGTGGATGAGTTCACCTTTGGTGGCATCACCTTCCGCCGGTATGGAGGCAGTGCCACGATCGGTGTGCCAACGGACAAGGCCTACTTTTATCCGCAGGGCATTGAGGGGCTTTTTGAGATCTACTTTGCCCCGGCGGATACATTCGAGACGGTCAATACGATTGGGTTGCCGCTTTATGCGCGCATGATCCCCGATCGCGACCGCGATGAATGGGTGCGCCTTGAGATCGAGAGCAACCCCCTGCCGATCTGTACGCGCCCGCAGGTCCTGCGCGCGGGCCGGCGGACCTGATGACGGCCTTCGCAGACGCGCTGGAGGTGCTTTTTGCGGATAAGAACATCGCCGTCGAGATTTGGTATCGTGACGGGGCAGGGGCCTTCACACGGGCGCGGGGCATCCTGCGTCGCCCTGACGAAATCACAGAGTTTGGCGCGGCGCGGCTTCTCTCAGACACCACCCGGATCGACGTCCGGGTGGCAGACATTCCCAATCCGCGACCGCAG